GGGGTAGAATAGCAGGGGCGGAGGTCATGAACCTCGCCAAGCGCACAGCTCCGTTTCCTCCGGCTGCGGGCTACAGTCTCCAGGTTTACCGGCTACCCGATATCGTGCGGGCCTCACGAAGTCTCATGACCAAACTGCCGTATATGGGGCCGATCCGACTGTGAACCGCCCCGGTGCGCCCCTGAGCAACACCCCTGTCCGGGCTTTACGGGAGCCCGCACTTAAACCGATGGACACACATTGAAATTTTAGGCGAGCTGGGTTAGCTTAAAGCCATGCAGGGGTGTCTGTCCAAGAGACCTGCAAGGGCCGTCCTTAATGGGCGGCTCGTATTTTTATGATGCTCCCCGATATTCATCCCGTCAACTGCCCTTGCCAGCCGCGAGTTCCTGACTCATGATTCAGGGGTGAAGCATAAACGGAAGCCGGGGGCTCCGATCACATTCGGCCCCGAGGCAAAAGCAGCAGTTATAATCCTCAAGACCGAGGGTAAGTCAGACCGACATATCGGCACGCTCGGCTCGTACCGATACCCTGACGGCCGGGTTGTCCGGCTGCCTTCGCGCGACACCATCGACAACTGGCGGAATGAAAGTCATCCGCAGTTCGATAAAGAGTTCGTCCTCCAGTACACGCGCGCATGCGAAGACAACCTCTGGAGTGAGCATGAGAAGCTCCATGAGTTGAACCGCAGGGTTGAGGCTGGGGAGATACGTCCTGACGCGGCCAAAGTGATCGCCGACAACATCAAGTGGGACCTTGCCCGGCGGATGCGCCACATTTTCGGGGACAAGAGCGAGGTTGACCTTAACAACCGCGTCTCTGGCTCGGTTGGCGTAACCGTTTACCTGCCTGACAATTCCCGGAAAGGGTAGGGTATGTGGAGATACGTCCGCAGCCAGGCCCGCAGGAGCAGTTCCTAAGCTCGTCTGCCGACATCGTCATTTACGGAGGGGCTGCGGGCGGCGGAAAGACCTGGTCGCTCCTCATGGAGCCGCTCAGGCACATCAAGAACGCTGACTTCGGGGCGGTGATATTCCGCCGGGAAAGTCCTCAGATATTCAACGAAGGCGGACTTTGGGACGAATCCGAGAAGCTTTATCCGCTCCTGGGAGGAAAGCCGACCCTGCAACCGGCCCAATGGGTGTTCCCAACCGGTGCCAGGGTGACGATGACACACCTCCAGCACGAGAAAAACAAGTACGACTGGCAGGGCTCACAGGTCCCGCTGATTGAATTCGATGAGCTTACCCACTTCACGCGTTCGCAGTTCTTCTACCTCCTCTCGCGCAACCGTTCTCTGAGCGGTGTTCAGCCCTACATGCGCGCCACCTGCAACCCGGACCCGGATTCGTGGGTGGTGGAAGTGATTGGATGGTGGATCGGTGAGGATGGGTTCCCGATCAAGGAGCGTGGCGGAGTCATCCGGTGGTTCGTGAACATCAACGATACCCTTCGGTGGGCCGATACCCGCGAGGAGTTGCTTGAGCAGTACGGGGAGGATTGCGAGCCGAAGTCGCTGACATTCATCCCGTCCAGCATCTACGACAACAAAATACTCCTGGAGAAAGACCCGTCGTATCTCGCAAACCTGAAGGCGCAATCCCAGGAGGAGCAGATGCGGCTCCTTCATGGCAACTGGAAGTACCGCCGGGAAGGCGGATTGGTGAAGCGCGCATGGATTCTGCGCGGGAGTGCTCCGGTGGAGCTGCTGCGCGTCGTGGTCGCCGTCGATCCCTCCGTCACCGCCAACAAGACCTCTGCAGAGTGCGGCATCGTCGTCGTGGCTATTGACCGCCAGAAACGCGGCTACGTTCTGGACGACCTATCCGGCGTCCTAACCCCGGAGCAATGGGGGCGGCGCGTCGTGAATGCCTACATCCACTACGGAGCCGATCTGGTGGTCGGCGAGGTCAACAACGGCGGCGACCTTGTGGAGACGCTTATCCGCTCCATGGACCCTTCCATAAACTACAAGGCGGTGCGGGCTTCTCGCGGCAAGATTGTGCGACTTGAGCCTGTCGCTGGCCTTTATGAGCGCAGCCTTATCACCCACACGCGTATATTTGACCCGCTGGAGAACCAGCTGACCAGCTTTGACCCCAAAACGAGTGAGAATTCACCCGACCGCCTGGACGCCTTGGTCTGGGGCTTTACAGAATTGATGTTAAGCGGCAATGTCGGAGGTATAGCGAAGGTCGTCGGAGTATAGTGCCGGTTAATACTGCCAGTCAGGAATATAAGGATCACACCGCTGAATGGTCCATGATGCGCGACGTCATGGGCGGTGAGCTGAAGGTTAAAGGTAAGACCGTCACGTACCTGCCCAGGCTTACCGAGCAAAGCGATGAGGAATACAAGGCTTACCTCTTCAGGGCTTATTTCTTCAACGCCACCGCACGGGTCAAAGACGCGCTTCTCGGCATGGTGTTCCGCCGCGATATGTCGGTGGAGATTCCTGCGGCGATCGAAAACCTGACCGATGACATCACCCTGAGCGGCGTATCTCTCCAGGATTTTGCCCAGCAGGTCACGTCAGAAATGCTGGAACTCACCCACGGCGGGATACTCGTGGACTTCCCGGCCGTGGACCTCACCGGCCGCCAGCTCACCCTGGTCGAGGCCACCGTGGCGAACCTTCGCCCCTTCATGCGCTTCTACAGGGCTGAGAGCATCATCAACTGGCGCGTGCGATCAGTGAACGGCAGGCAGGAGTTAGACCTGGTCGTGCTGGAGGAATGCGAATCCCGTCAAGATCCTGACGACGAATTTGCTGAGGAGAACGTGCTCCGCTATCGGGTGCTCGACCTGGTAGAAGGGAAGTACCGCCAGCGGGTCTACGAGTCCCAGGTGAATGAAAAAACCAAGGCCACGTCGCTCGTGAAGGTGAGCGAGTCCTATCCGGTCATGAACGGGAATGCGATGTGGAGCATCCCGTTCTTCCTGGTTGGCAACCCGAACTCCCTGGAGAAGGTGCAGCAGCCGCTACTCTACGACCTTGCGCGCATCAACCTTGCCCACTACCGCAACTCCGCCGACATGGAGCATGGCCTGCACTTCACGGGCCTCCCGACCCCTGTCGTTTCTGGCGTCAGCAACACCGATGCCGTGTTCCGCATCGGCAGCGGCACAGCCTGGGTGCTCGGAGATCCTCAGGCCAAGGCGTCCTATCTGGAATTCTCGGGGCAGGGGCTAGGGGCGCTCCGCACTGCGATTCAGGACAAGGAGGCCATGATGGCCGCCCTTGGGGCCCGCATCCTCGCGCCGGAGAAGAAGGCGGCAGAGACCGCTGAAAGCATGGGGCTTCGCCGGCAGGGTGAGATTTCCGTCCTGGCGGCCTTGGCCAATCACGTATCTCGCCAGCTCACCCGCGCCCTCGAAATCGTCAGAGATTGGGCCGGTGCAACTGGCGAGGTGCGTGTCCAGCTCAACACCGACTACTCGGTCTCCCGCCTGGATGCGGCGAGCATCAGCGCCCTTCTGCAATCCGTCATGGGCGGGCAAATCAGCCCCGAGACGTTCTACGATACCCTCGTGGATGGCGAGGCCATCAAGACCTCACGCACCTTCGCCGAGGAGCGTGACCTCATCGCCGAGACCAATCCTCCCCCCGCCAACGACAACACTTCCGCGCCCGACGTAGCGGCGTGATGAATGACGCCGAACGAGCGCCTCGCCGAAGCCAGCCGGGTCCGGCAAATCAAGCTGTTCCGCCAGCAGGCATCTGTCCGCGCCGAGATTGAGAAGCTCCTCGCCGCGCTCGGTGACGAACTGGCCGCGTCGATCGCCCGCACAGCCCCCATGGAGCCAGCCCGCCAGCCATACCGCCGCGCAAGGCTGGATGCCGTCATCGACCGCGCCTACGCGCTCATCGCTGACGCTTACAAGGGTATCCGCTCCTACCATGAAGGCGACCTGAAGCAACTCGCCGAAGCGGAGGCGCTGTGGCTCATCGCCACGGTGAACGAAATAATCGGGCGCTCGGCTGCGAAGATCGGCGAAGAACTGGATGGGGTCGTCGCCACGGTGCGCGACAGCCTCATCGCAGGTGCCCCGGTGCGTGACTGGTGGGCAACGCAGAGCACGACGGTGCAGCGCAACTTCGCGCGCGAAATGCGCATCGGCCTGGTAGGAGGGGAGACGGACGCCGACCTCATCAAGCGCGCCCGCCGGCAGGTGGACGTTTCTCGGCGGTGGGCGAAGGTGCTGGTGCGTGGTGCGTCCTCTGCGGTCACATCGCAGGTGCGCAAGAAGGCCGTGCTCGACAACCCCCGGGTGTTCAGCGGGATTCAGCAGATCAGCGTCTTTGATGGCCGCACCTCCGATACCTGCATCGCCTATGCCGGGAAGGTGTGGAGCTTGCCGGACTTCACGCCTATCGGTCATTCGCTGCCCTACAACGGCGGGGTTCCTCGACACCCTAACTGTTTAACGGGCGATGCGCTTGTATTGCCCTGTGGTGACATCGCGGGTGTTAGTAAACGGTGGTTTAATGGAGAAGTGGTCGTCATTCGCACTGCCTCCGGTAACAAACTCACCTGCACCCCAAATCATCCGATACTCACAGACAGGGGGTGGGTTCGCGCGCAATCGCTCAATCTCGGCAGCAAGGTAGTCAGCCACCGCTTCGGTGAGGGGCCAAGTTTCCTGAACGGTGATGGCAAGCACGTTC